CCTTACCCCCTGTGGATAAGGATGCCATACAAGCAGCCCAGAAATCACTGTCCGCTTCAATAAACGCCGCCTCATCAAATACAAGAATTGTTGGGGTAAATCCACGAAGGGCATCTTTTGATGTTGCCACCGCTTTTACTTCAGAACCATTATTTAATTTATAGTGTCTTTGTGAATTCTTTTCTGCCGCAAATCCCGCACCAACCCAACTAGGCCATTGATCAACAAAGGCTCTGATCTTGTTTGCCATCTCCATTGATGTATCAAGTTTGTTGGCAATTATTAGAATTTTTTCAGGTTGAGTTTTTTTGGCAAAAACTAATCGTTTTGATATCCACGCTGCGGTCACGGTTGTAACTCCGGCCTGACGATATTTTAATGCAATATTTTCTTCATAATCTTCATAATCCCGTAATAAAGATACTTGATCGGGAAATAATTCTAGTGGTACATACTTTGAAACCGTGTTATCGTAAGTTTGTAGGTATGTTCTTAATGCGTATGGAGTATCTTGTAGACACTTCACATATTCAATCATTACTTGTTCTTTAGTTAAACCCATATCTAATAAATATCAATTATAGGGGTTTGTTGTAAAGATTACTTTTTACCTATTGAAAACATTTTAGCGATTGGTAATTCCATTGGGGCTTCATCCGAAAACATTGTGAGTTTTTTAGGTCTACGGATAATCATAGAATCATCATTTTTTGTTTTTTCCTTGATTGTCTTAATTAGATCCTTTTTTTTCATTTTTGGACTAATACTTGACTCAACCATGTCGATGATTTTTTTTTCTAAAAATTTTTCTAAACCTTCGTTTGTGTTCTTCCCAACATTTACTGTTTTTTCTGGATGTTTTTTCTCCGGCATTTTTTCGTATTGTTTTTTGGATGTTGAGTCAGAAAACTCACGTGCCATTTTACACCATTTACAATTCTTAGTAGAACATTTATTACAACGAGCCCAAAATAACCCTTGTTGTGCTTTAGATTCGAACTTTTCGTTTAATTTAGATTCAGCCATACCCATCATGGATCTGTTATCACTTGAATCATCATCCATACCATCGTCAGCCATGTCATTAGCGTCATGAGGAGATTCTTGTCCGGTATAACTTTGTTCAGCGTCTTTACCCAACGCATTTGATGAGGTTACATCATCAGTTTCATCTTCAGTCATTTCAGTCTCTTTAACTTGAATACTTTGACCTTGCATTTTTGTTGGGTCCTGTAATGCCTGATTTAATTTTTTCTTTTGTTCAGGATCTGTCGTGTCGTAAACTGTAGTTTTAACTTCAGTTTGTTCTTTATTTTCCTTTTTAAATTTCTCAACAAGAAGTTTAATTTGAGATTCACTTAACTTTGTAAGTGTTTTTTCTGACAAACCTTTCTCAATTAAATAAACAACATTTTTATTATTTTTCATAAACAACTTCTTTTTCAAATTGTAATACTATATCTCTTTCATATAGTTTATTTTTAACTTCTTCTTCAGTATCCCCAAAATGAAATACCAGTCTTTTGGTTAAAGAAAAATCAATATCATTAGTTTCCTTTTCCCAACCTAAAGCAATTACATTATCCATAGAATCGATAACAGAAAATACGTCCGAATCTTGTACTAACTCAAATACAATATCTTCATTAACTAAAGTTCCCACTTTTTTGATATATTCCATATCGGGAGGTAACGGATAACCATTTGCTGGTTTTGATTCCCAATTCTCACCAAACACTTCCAAAGTGTCAGAGAAGATAAACTCATATATGTTATCACCTCTAAAGTTTGGTCCCATTCCGTTTATATAAATCAATCGATTCATATGATATCCCCTTGTTTTGTGATTTTAACTTCGTTAATTCCTTCTTTAAAGATTAAGTTTCCTTTATTAGATCTACCCATCAATTTAACTCTTGGGTTTTTTGAGATGTATTCTAATGCAATATCTAACTGATCCGCAGATTCAGCCAACTTAATAACATTTTCTTTGTTTTGTTTGTAAACTAAACTTGTTTTTCTTTCTTGGTTCATCTTCAATTCTTTCTTATCTGACTCATTCAAAGTGAAATATTTAGATAAAACTTTATCAACTGAAGATTCATTAAATGTACCGTGTGAAAAAGTATCTACATCCGGATATTGAAAATGTTTTCTACCTTTTCTTCTATCTTTATGGTAATCATCAACAAGATCCGCTTCGTAAACTTCTTCGGTTTTTTCACCTTGCATATTTCTCATTGCCACGTTAGAATAAGCCGCTCCCATATAATCTTGAAATGCATCTCCAATACTATCATAACCTTCACCCATTTCAGGTTCAGTTGGTGGTTCAGGTGCAACATCGGTATCAACTTCTTCCTCGTCCTCGATTTCCATGTCTTCCATTCCTTCACCATCCTCATCTTCATCACCACCTTCTAATTTGGAAATAATTTCTTCGATATCATCTTCATCTAAAACGTCAACGTCGATAGCAGATAAAATAGAATTAATGATATATTTTACGTTTTGAGCGGAAAGTTCTTTTTCCTCTTCGTATGATCTAATTTTTTGTGATAATTTTCCTACAAGTATTTGGATTCTTTTGATGTCTGAAACTTTCTTTTCTCTTGGTTTTTCTTCAACATCAATGTCCATTTCTTCTTCAGCATCAAAGTCCGGCATTTCTTCATCACCACCCATGTCAGGCATTTCTTCACCACCTCCCATATCAGGTGCTGGTGGCATTTCCCCTTCAGCTCCCATATCGGGCATTGGTGTCATTTCCCCTTCAGCTCCCATTTCAGGTGCCGGTGGTAATTCTGCAACAGGGGGTTCCGGTATTACAGGTGCAGGCTCAGGTAGAGGTGCTGGTTCATCAACAGGTTCTTGAGCTTTTGGTTTTTTAGTTTTTAGTATAAACTTTTTTTTTTGCTCACCCAAGAGCGACGTTCCTTCTTCGTTTTCGTAAAGAGTATTGATTTCCTTTGTCATCAAGTTCAATCGTTTTAACGCTTGAGAATATGAGGAGTAATACTTTCTATTCTGTATAGGTTCAATATAATCAATATCTGATTCATTGATTGATTGTTTGATAATATATCCTTGTCTTTCTTTTACGATTTCGTAAGAGTTTCCGTCTGCTAAAGAAATTTTATATTCAGTAGATTTAGTTTCATTAACTGATTGTGGGATGTTTTCATTATAACGTGCAATTTCCATTATACGTCTAAGTTTTTCCATACCCTCAAGTTTCTCACTACCGATAGGTCTTAATCCTGCCATAATTTATATTATTTAATGTGAATTATTTTTTTCTTAATAAATATATCGTAATCTAAGAATATTTTTATTATTTAGTATTTATTGCTTCATAGACAAACCTTTTTCAAGGATCTTATGTGAGGCACCTCTTAATTTCTCTAAATAACCGTTTCTTCTTAGTATTTTGAATACCAAATTTTCGGATGAGTATTCTCCGTTTTTCTCAAGTCCACATGTTCTGAACTTTCTTAATTTTTCATTATACTTTTCAAGTAAATCTTTTGCGTCATCAATATCCTCATCTTCAATATTTTCTAATACACCATCGATAATATCCATCCATTGTTGCGCTTTACGCTCAACAGTATCTTTATCAATTTTAGTGTTTTCCTTTTCAGGTTTGTGTTGCCACTCATCATATAATAAAGAATATACCCCACTTGAGAAATGAGCGTCTTCCTCACCTTCAACATAAAGTTCTGTTTCATAACCAAATATCTTTATGTCGTGGTTTTTATTAAATAATGCTTTCTTCAACATAAAGAGTTCTTTATATAACTCATGTTGTGCCGGTGGGAATTGATTATAATTTATAATAATATGAATATCAAAATCAGAATATTTTGACCAGTTATAATTTGATAAAGACCCTGTTAAAACAATATCCGTTACCATTACTTCTATTTTGAGGTAATCTAAAAACTGATATGCAATCTCTAACAACCTTTCCCTAACTTCGGGTTTCATTTTCATTTCTTGACCATTAGGGTCACCCATATGTTTTTCGTTTGGTAGATACCAAATTTTTGGGTTAAGCTCGTCTTGAGGTTTAAAAGATTTAATTATTTCTTTGGTATTCATAACAATAAATACCTACAAATTATAGTTTCTTATATGTGTGGGATTTAGAAATATTTTTGTTAAAAAAATTCCCTTGTGATTGTGATGATCTGAATTCCGTATATTTTTGATGTGGTACTCCATCATATTCATATCTCATACCATTTTTAAATTCTGCAATCATTTTTTTTGTGATTGTATCATATTGTGTTCTAACAATATTTGATGATTGGACCTCGTTTAAAATCGTAGTTCCGCTAATTGTTTCGCTTGTTATTGCCATTTTCTATTCTTAATGGGGTTATGTCATCTATATGACTAAGTTTATCCATAATATAATAATGAAGTTCGTTTCCGTCAACATTAAAACCATAATCACTGATTGTTTGAAAAATCTCACGCATTTTTGGTTGAAATTTGGAGTGCAATACTAATAAGTCATTAGGGAAGTAACTTGGACTTAGTAAGTCTTCTTCTGACCACTCTTCTCTTTGAAATATTTTTCTCATATCAAAATAATCCTGTTCTAAGTCTTTTGTTAGGTCTAAGGTTTCCACAAATTTTTTCCAAGCTTCCATAACTATAAATATACGAAAAAAAAAATCCACCCGAAGG